CCTTTGCAGGATTTAGTCTTTGAAGATGATGATTCCAATTTAAAATCGTTAAAATATTATACTTTGCAAGATTCTTATGCATCATATAGAGAAGCAGCAAAATCAGATGCTTTTCTATTTGGTGATTATGACGGATATCAAGCATTTGATGATTTAGATAAGAAGGGGTAATACCCTTCTTTTTTTTATAAATATCGATATATGGATATAAAATAAAAAAAATGTCTCTGTCTCAACAGCAATATGGCGAACTTAGAAGTTTGTATGCAAGCGTCTATACTCCAAGAAGTAAAGTTCTTGAAGAAGAATTGATTAGTGAGGAGATGCTTGATCTTACTGATGAAGAAATTGTAGATCAAGTAGAAGAATTTTTTAATGAATGTGTAGAAGAAGGTCTTGATATTGATCTTATTGAAAACATTATATGTGAACATATCGACTCTTTAGAGGTTTTATCTGAAAGAGTTGATCCTAAAGAAACACAACGTAGAAGAGATCAAGCAAAAGATAGACTATCTACCGGCAATTCAATGAAGGCAGCTGCTGCCAAATCTGGTAGTGGAGATGAAGATTCCAGATCATCTAAACTTTCGAAAATTAAGAGTGCGGTAAAAACTGCAGCAAAGGGAGCAAAGGCAGCAGCGAAGACAGTAGGAAAAGCAGCACAAGGTGGTGTAGGACTTGCTGCAAGAGCAGTAGGAACTGCTCAGAGAGCAGGTAGTGCCGTTAAGGGTGCTGCTAAGAGTGGATATGATAGAGGTAAAGGTGGCGGTGGATCATCTAGTTCTTCAGGATCTTCGGATTCTGGAGAAACTGGGGCATCCTCCAGTTCTGGATCCTCCAGTTCTTCTAAAGGTGGTGGTGGATCATCTGCTGCTCCTGTAAAAAGGAAAGATGGTCTTGTAAAGAGAGGACTTAAGAAACTTATTAGAGGTGTTGGTAAGACTGTTTCTGCTACTGCATCCGCTGTTAAGGCAGGTGCTGATTCAATTACTGATAGAGCAAGAAAAGAAGAACTAGAAGCATCTGGATTGTTCTCTAGTAAAGAAATTGAAGCAATCATGGAATCAGGAATAACTGAAGATGCTTCTTACGACAGAAATCGTAAGAGAGCAGCACAAAGAGCAGCAGATAGAAATGCTGCTAGAGCTGCCGGTAAAACTGGCGCAGTTCCTGGTGTAGGTTATGTAACTCCTAGAAAGGAGAGAGAAACTTATACTGATTCATCTGGCACTGAGCGTCATAAGTCGGGTGCAAAAATGCCTTGATAAAAAAATAAAAAATAATACTGAGCAGGGTTAACGCCCTGCTTTTTTAGTCGAATCTAGTTACTGATTTTTTAACAATTATATCTCCTTCAATCGCACGAGTATTTGTTCCGTTATTTACTAATACTAAGTCGTAATAATATCTTCCTGGTTTCAATATAGATGTTTGTGCTGGAGTTAAAGATACTCCAATTCTACCAATCACAGCATTAGTAATTAGTGTCGTAATATTAGTTGAAGAAACGGAATCCCCATGCTTCTTCATCTTCATAACTATAGAATATCCAGTTAGATCTAAAGATCCAAAATCATCACCCAATATAAAGGTCTGCATAAAATCAGTACCCGTATAGATTATAAGATTAGTAGTATAGACTGCCATGTTTAATTTTTATAGATTTACGATGATATACCTAATCTAACTAGTGCAGAACCTTCAACTGCAATTGATTTTGTATCATCATTTGCTGTAAGTAGCACATCATAAACATATCTTCCAGATTTAATCTCAGAAGTTGTAGTAGACGCTAGTGATAGTGTTACTGCTCCATCAAAGGCACTAGTTATGCCAACGTTAAACTGAGCAGTTTTTGTGGCGGATTCTGCATGTTTTCTCATCATAGAGGTAACAGCATATCCAGTTAGATTTAAAGGAGTATCTCCTGCAGAATCTAAAATTGTTAATGGGAGAGTAAATGATTCACCTGAGTTAATAACAATATTGTTCGCATATACCGACATTAGTATAAGTGTTTATTGAGTATTTATCAAAGAGCTTGACAATACTTAAAAAGATGATTAAGATAGGTTTGTTCCCGTTAAAGATAAATAATAGCTCATTATAATCTTATAGAATGAGTTTTGATATAAATAATACATTAGATTATGAAAACCCCTGGATCTATTTGGAGAGACCTTTTACTTCTAATAATGTTTTGGACAACTATGGTTTTGTTTATCTCATTACCAATTTCTCAAACAAACGACAATACATTGGTAGAAAGTATTTTTGGTCATTTAGAACACCGCCCGGTAAAAAAAGAAAAGTAAAGCAAGAATCTGATTGGAAAAAATATTATGGATCTTGCCCAGAATTAAAAGAAGATCTAAAACTATACGGTAAAGAGATCTTCAGTAGAAAAATTTTAAGTTTACATACAACAAAAGGCATCTGCAACTTCGAAGAAACGAAGCAGTTGTTTTTAAATAATGTTTTATCTGAAGCACTTGACGACGGAACGCCTGCATACTATAATAGCAATATTCTAGGACGTTACATGCGTAAAGATTATGGTAACTTTGGAAGAAACACTTCAGCAGACACATAATTGGGCAGTTGATCGTATACATACTCTCTGTGAAAGAGAGGAAAATAATTTTTTACTTAATTTAGATGATGCTCATGCCATCCAAAGTGAATTTGCCGAATGGTTAAATCCAGACATTGATGATCATGATATTTACTCACTAGAATACTTAGGAGAAGAAAATGATTGATTCTCATGGACCTTCTAAATCTTTTAAAAAAGCAATTTTGGAAGAATGTAAAAAATTATCTCAAGAAGGACAAATAATCGAAGCTTCATATTTGTTTAGAACTTATTTTCCTGAAAAAAGTTTTTATGAATTAGAAAAAATTCATGTGAGTTGACAAATACTTAAAATAATGCTATTATTATTCAATAAATTTCAAAAAGGATGGTTATGAGAATGGTGGGTAATACCCTAGTATCGATTGCACTTGCTGTAACTTCTACTGCTAGCGCACCACTTTTGTCTACGGTATTGCCTATAGATCAACCATTAAATCAAATACCCCTACAGAAAATTGAAGAACCTAAATGGACGTGTCCTGATTGCACTCCCAATGAGCAAGTTGTTCTAGCAGCACTACAAGAGCATACAAAGATCTCTGATCGTAATGCGCTTGCTACAATCATGGGAAACATTCAGCAAGAATCAAAGTTCATTGCTAATATCTGTGAAGGCGGTGCTCGTGTTTCTTATCTTGAATGTAAGAGTGGTGGGTTTGGTTTAATTCAGTGGACTTCTATTGGACGTTATAAAGGTCTTGGAAACTTCTGTGCCAAATATAAATGCGATCCATCTTCTCTTGAAGGGCAAGTTCGTTGGATGATTAATGAACCTATCTTCCAACGTGTTCTTCCCCAATTTGAAGGTGGTGGTCAGACTGTATCTTATTATATGAAACCTGCATATACATGGTTAGGTTGGGGTATTAAAGGTAATAGAGAACTTTATGCATATGACTATACTAAAAAATTAATTTTGGTATGATCAAAAAAGCAGTAAATACAGATGATTCTATTATTAAAGTAATGACCGAAACTGAATATAAATTAAGAAATCAATGTTCAGTAGTTCTTCTTTATAATTTTAAAGAAGATTTAAACTGCTCTCAAAAATCTATTTCAGATTGTATTGATGAGTGGATATATAAAGGCAATGTAAATACTAATGGCATTGTTAAATACTTCGAAGCATATTACCAATGAAAAAAATTATTATGACTTTAATGGCAGCATGTCTTGCTGCTCCTGTAATGGCAGATCCCATTGAAGATAAAGATTACTTTACTATGCATTCTATGGGATGTATGCTTCTTCAAGAGTGTACTGATGATGTGCATCAAGTATTCTCTTTATTAGATATTTCCTCACAATATGATAACACTGAAGCATTCACTCCAGTGTCAAATGAGTTTAACAACATGCTTGTGGCATTGGACCAAGTGGGTGTTAACGTATATCTTGCTGATGAGAAATACTTCCCAGTAGGACATCGTGGTGTCTATCATACTGTCAGTAATAATTTCTTTCTTAATAGATCATTCATGAGTCGTCCGAGTGTATTGATGAGTGTAATGCGTCATGAAGGATGGCACGCTGCACAAGATTGTATGGCAGGGACAATTGATAATAGTTTGATTGCTATTATTAAACCCGAAGATGAAGTTCCTATGATCTGGCAAGAGATGGTGAAGCGGACATATATTTTGCAACCATCTGCAATTCCGTGGGAGAAGGAAGCAATGTGGGCAGGTAAGACTGCAGGTATGACTCAAGCAGCACTTGAATCATGTGCTCGTGGCACGATGTGGACTGATTATGATCCTACTCCAATGACCCGTGAATGGTTAGTTGAGAATGGTTACATCGCTAAATAAAGTTGCCATGCTTTCCCCATATGCCAGAGGAAGTTAAGAAAGAAGAATCCAAAGAACCTAAAAAGAAAGGTATCCTTGGTAAAATAAAAGAGGCAGCAGATGACAAAGAAGAACAGCTTGCTATCCTTTCTACTTTTGTTAGGCTTGGCATCCTTGTTTGGAGCGGCGGAATACTCACGCTGGCATATATCAAGTTACCACCCGCCCTTGGTATTCCCGAGCAAAAACTAGATCCAACTTTTATCGCGAGTGTCTTTACTGGGGTGCTCGCGACTTTTGGTGTTCAGGCAGCAAAGAAGGCAGGAGAAGGTGGTGGAAATGGTGGAGGTGGAATTAGTAAAGCAGATATGGAAAGATTGATTGCTGCAGCAGCACAAACTGCACCCGCACAAACTATTCGTATTGAACAAGCTCCTATTACTATTGGAGTTGCTAAAACAGATTCTACTTATAAAATGTAATTATGGATAATCAAAAGTCGCCATTTAAGTGGGTAGTTCTAACAGTAGGTACGCTGTTTGGAATTGCTCATATTGGTGTCTTGGGACATCTAATAAACAAAAATGACCTTCCAATCATAAACTTACCTGTTGGAGATTATACCTCATATACAGTAGAGGCAGGACAGCAAGGATATAAGATTGATTACTCATCAAATGATCCTAA